TTAAGGTAATTTAATATTTATTTAATTTTTTATGAATTTGCAATAATATTTTGGAGCGGTAGGGTCGGAGTCGCACCGCCTTTACAATAATGGTACTATTGCACTATGCTCTAGCTACCGCATTAAGGATAAGGTTTTTTTAATTTATTTAACTTATCAGCAAATGATTTGTCAAACAAGTAAACATATTTGTATTTACCTTTTACGACTTTATATTCTAAATTATGATTTTTATCTAATTTTTTGAATCTTATTCTATCCGAAATTGTCTTTGAATGTATTTCTTTTCCATTTTCAATATAAATTTTTGATGATGATGTTTTGCCAATATATGTCCAATTCATCGCTTGATATATTCCGCCTTTATGATTTTTTTCTGGGTCAGCATATGAAACGATTGCTTTGATATTAGGAAAATCTTTTTTCATTTTTTTTAAAGTAAAACTAACAATTTTTGAAACTGCATTATCGTGATTATCTAATGCTACTCTTACTAATTCAGGACATTCAAAGTTTGAAATGCCAAGAAAAGCGCCAGATTTAGGATTAGCTCCTAAACCATAGATTATAGCACCTTTAAATTTTCCATATTCCCATACTCCGAATCTTACTAATTTAGATTTCGGCATTCGCCTAGAATAATGCCAACGAAGAACAGAATAGACAGCAACTTTATGACTACAATAATCTATATAAAGACTTTTATTTTGGTAATGTTTGTCCACAAGTCTCGCATCTTTCAGAAGCTTCATCAATATCTGATTGATCGTCGATATCTGTAGGTTCAAAATCGCCTTGATTTGTTAATAAATTTTTTAGTTCTTCATCATTAAAACCTAGTTGTGATAAATCATAATTACCTTCATTCAGAATATTCATTTCAATATTTAAAAAATCATAATCCCAACTAGAATCTTCGTTGAGTCTATTATCTGCTATTCTATAAGCTTTTGCTTTATTTTCTGATAAATCAGCAACAAATACAGGGACTTTTTGATAATTTAATTTTTTTGCGGCTTGCAATCTCGTATGACCAACAATCACTACATAATTTTTATCTACAACTATTGGCTGTTGAAAACCAAATTCAGTAATAGAACTTGCAACTTTATCAACATTTAAATTTTTCCTAGGGTTATTGTGATAAGGTATTATTTTATCTATTTCTATTTCTTGTATGTTCATAAGTATTCATTCCTCATTTCTAAATCATTGATCGCTTGTTCTCTCGTAATTAATCCTTTTCGAATTCCCATATCAATAATATCTTTGTTTCGTAATGCATAATCTTTAATAAATTGAGTAACTTTATTATCTTTTATTGCATCAACAAACATTTTTACTCTTTCCTCATCTCTATTCACAACTCCGAAGTCATATTTTTTTTCAGGTAATTTATCTAAATATTTCTTTGCGGATAGCCAAAAAGCTGGTTGTTTTGCATATTCTTTTTCTTTTATTGAATCATAATAATTATTATATAATTTTGCTAATTCTTCTGGTTTATCTTGCCATTCTTGTTCTATTCTTAAAAAATTCTTCTCTGCAGTCCCTTTACTAACTTTATTATTTATATTTTCCCAAAATAAAGAAAATAATCTGCTATACTTACTAGAGGATTTACTGGTAGAGGTAGGGGTAGGGGTAGGGGGCTTTTGGCTAGGTTTCTTTGGTCGTCCTCCTAATTTTCCATTTTCTTTAGATGCTTCAATTCTTTTCGTAATATATAAAAATTCTTGAAGCTGTCTTTCGTTTTGATAGTGATCTTCAAATAAAATAAAAAATTCTTTTATGACCTTTTCACATGAAAGCTTTTCATCTTCAGTAATACAATTTGCAATTCTAAAATAAATATTTTTATCTTTAGGAATACCATTACATTTTTTATTCCAATTCCAACAAAGCAAGCGAATATAAATTCCTATTTCTTGATTTGTTAAGTGTTGCGTTCCTGCAACAAAATCTTCGGTAAATAAATACCAAGCTTTTAGTTTCTCTTTAGGTTTCGAGTTCTCGTCTATAAACATCATTACCTCCATATTTTAACTGTCTATAAATTTTTAAAGTATACTCATCTATTTTCTCGTCAATCTCGTCTGTCGTGTAATCTTTGAAAATAAATTCATCTTTGACTTTAGTAATAGCTTTGCTCTGTGCTTTCAACCATAAACCTATAAACTTGTCTTGGTTGTTTTCATCTTCCGGTAGTAAAATTTTTTGATTATTTACTTGAACGACGCGGGACATATTTATCTATGATTTTGGCTAATTCTTTTAAGCATTGGTTAGTATTACCTTTTACAATAAAATGGGGAGTTTTTAAACAATTCGATTGAATCTGCCATAATTTTTGAGCACTAGATAATGTGCCTTTTTCATTTTTTAGCTCAACATATAGTAGTCTGCCTTGAGGATATTCAATCAATATATCAGGCGCACCAGAGCGAAAACCCATTTTTTTAAGCTTTACTTTGTAAGCTATTGATCTCTTTCCCTCATTCGCAATATGATAATGACGAAAAAAATAAATCTTTGAAAGTTGATTTAATAGATAATTACAAGCTATCTGAATATCAGCTTCTTTAGTCATAGGGGGCGAATATATCCACCCCCTATATGTAGTATAATTATGGAGGTCATACTACAATTATTCTAAAAGCTATTTATGCCTAAAAAAGAATATTTATATCTTTACTAATAAACGGTTGAAATACAACATTTTTTTTATGTAATTTTTTTACCTTTTACGGTTGAATAACCTAGAAAAATGTTTAGGTATTAGATAATGATTAATAATAATAATAATAAATCGGAGGTCACTATGACTATTAATACATTAAAAACTTGGAAAGATATTGTTCTTATGAGCAATAAAGATTTTCAAGATTTACTAAAAGAAAACACTGATAAAAATTATCACACTGAAAATATTTTATATTTAGCATTTAGAAGTAAAGATGTTAATTTGATAGAAGAAGCAAAAATAATTCTTTTTGATCATTTACATCAAGGTTCTTTATCACATGAAAATTCTGAAAGAAGAACTCAATTAATGACTAAAATAAAATCAACATTTTTAAAAACTTATCAAAAAACATATTGGGAATGTCTATAATGATTCCTAGACCTTTTAAATCTACTAAAAGAGTTGACCTTATCGAAAATGGTAAGGTCACTCACTATTTTAAAATCGTATTCCTAGATGGCAGTAGTGCTGTCTTTGATAATAATGCTAAACAAGTTATGTCTAGCAAAATAATTAATAATAATAAGGAGGTCAAAAATGACTCAAATTAATCACGAAAAAATTGCAAAACTCAATGATGAGTTAAGAGCTCAAATACTTAATGCTCATACTGGTTTTGGAATTGCATTTAAAAACAAAATTGTCTTTAGTCATGATGTCAGTAAAATGTCGGAAGAAGATCAAAAAGAAATACTTGAAATAGTTAGAGATTATAAAACTTTTCACGAAGATAATAATCCTCATGGCGAAAGAGATTTCGGAGCATTTAATTTTTGTTCTAATGATTCTATATATGAAACTCCAGAACGATATTTTTGGCAAATAAATTATTATGATAATGATTTAAAATATCATAGTGACGATGCTACTGATCCGTACAAGACGACTAGAGTTCTAACTATTATGAAAGCTAGCGAATATTAATGGCAGTCTTTAATCATAATAATCCTAATTCTTCTGCAGAGGTAAACGAAAATACTAATAAAGAAATTAGAAGATTATTAAGAGAAGGTGAAACTATAGGCACTGGTCGATATATCGGCCAATGCACTCTTCAATATGGTAAAATTAGAGATATTGAATTGGTAATTACAGTATCTGGTAATGGTAGAATTGTAAAAGTTGAGGAATTTTAATGAAAAATAAATCTAAGCTTTTTCCGTATGGTTATGTGAGTCAACAAATAAAAGGTTATTGTCCTAGAACAAGAAAACCAATATTTGAATTTACTCATACACTACCAAGAAGAAGAAGTTATTACAAAATGTGTTGTAAGATTTCAATAATTTTGCTTTTGTTATGTATTGCTTTGTTAGTATTTGGTTGTAGTAGTAAACCAATTGTAGATAGCAGGGGCAAATCATCTGCAAATATTCAAGGGGATATGGACAGATACCACGACGACTATTATACATGTGAAAGTCTTGTAAAAGATAACACGAACATTGTTTTAGATAAAACGAAAACAGTATATAATGGTTTGCGTTGGCGTGTATTATGGCTTTCGCCTAAACTAACAACTAGGCAAGATTTAATAAATAATTGCTTAGAGGGACGAGGTTATAATGTACTTAACAAATAATAATAATAGGAGGAACTATGACTAATGTTATAGAAAAAATCTTTGATAATACTAAAGACGGAGCACCAAACTATGCAATAGATTTGATAGACGGAACTCGATTATATTATAGAGGAACCGTATTGAATCCAATGCCAAAATCTGGTGATGCGATTAACTTTACTGTTGTCAATACAAAGACATCTGCAAATGGAAATCAATATACGAATATTAAAGATGTTCAGATAGCAGATAATCACACGACACAAGGCGATAATTATGATCAATCGCCACAACCAGTAGCACAACCTATGATGAATAATAGCAATCTAATTAGTAAATCAGATCAAGCTAGACAAGATATATTTGTTACAGGAGTAGTTGGTCGTTCAATGGGAAGTGGTCACTTTTCGGTTGAAGATATAAACGATCTTACAAAGAATGCAGTTAACGCATTTAATGAAAACCTTAAAGGATTATAAAAAACTCTTTAGGAACTATTGGGGGTATTCTGAGTACGATACCCCCATGTGTTGGGGCTGTTATCAAAAACCCGCTGTCGATATTCATCATTTAACAAATAAAGGCATGGGGGGAGTAAGTAAAAATAGACTCAATAGGATTGATAATCTTTTTCCTGTTTGCAGATCTTGTCATAACATTGCACATCAGCATAAAGACATAAACGAAGAATGGCGAATGAGATTAAAGGAAAAAATAGACAATAAAGAATTTGAGGACAATGAAAATGGCAACTGATGTATATACTCTAGATTTTGACCCTACAAAGCTTTCACATCAAGAGGAAAAGCTAGGATTAGAATTTGCTGATAATGATACTGCGATTGAACTAATGAAAAAAGAAGAAAAGATGATTATTGCAGAATTAACGCTTTATTTTACGAAAAATGGCGGATACAAAAATATTACTGAATTAAATGGAAAAATTTATTCAGATAACAAGTTTAAGGATTTTTTTGATAGATACGAAAAAACCTTAAAGGCAAGGAATCAATCTAAAATTAGATTTGAAACCTTCAAAGCTTTTCGTAACGACTTACGAACAAAAGTTGTTAACGAAAGGGAATTGGCCAAAAACTTATAGAAAGGAGTTATTATGAGCCAGAATACACAAATACTATCTTACCTACGACAAGGTAAAAAATTAAATCCCTTACAAGCATGGAAAAAATTTGGCGTTTATAGATTAAGTGCCAGAATCCTTGATTTAAGAAAACAGGGACATCAAATCAACACTGAAAATGTAACCAAGCAAGGCAAAACATTTGCAGAATATTCAATGGAGGTCAAGTAATGTATATTGATAAATATAGTATTGAAGTAAAAGATAAAGTTTGGGACGAAAAAAAACGAACTTATAAAAAAGAAAAAGAAATAATTGCAAGAATTGATGATTCATCTGGAATAGCTTGTAAATATTTTGGCAAATTTCTTGATGATTTATCTGACAATCCGACATACAGAGGAACAGTAACTGTAAAAATAACTATAGAAAAGGAGCCTTACTAATGAGTAAAACAGGAGCTTGGTATTTAGATATGCAAGAAGATGCAGGCAATCTAACTAAAGATGAATTTATAAAAAAACATGGCGAACATAATCTTGATCTATGGACAGAAGTTCACGAAGAGCTTGGCGATCTTGAAGAAATGCAATCAAAACTTAAAGAAATGCAAACAAAGTTTGATAATGTAGTTTCTAGAATGAATAAAGCTATAGATAAAAAGTTATCAGAATGATTGAGCATTTTAAAAAATTTGATCAAAAAGATAGAGAAGGCAATATAGTTAAAAGCTTATTGCCTTTATCTTTTAGTCATTTAAACGAGTTTGCTTTTTATAGGGAAAGGTGGGCACTTCGCAGGATTTTTGATTATCAGTTTCCTAGTAGTGCTGCAGCTGAAAGAGGTAGTTCTGTTGAATCTGGCTTAAATATGATTCTTAACGGAATGACTGTTATTGAAGCTACTGAAAAAGCAATATCTGAATATGATGCTAATTGTTCTAGAATTACTGACCCTAAAGTTGATGATGAAAGAACTAATTTAGCACCATTGATAGAACTAGGAGCTCAAAAATTTCAAGAGCATGCTTTTCAATGGGATTTAATAGATTATCAAAAACAAGTTGAAGTATTTATAAAAGGCATACCATTCAAAGGTTTTACTGACTTTCATTTTGAGGATAAGAATACAAAAGAAGATTTTTATATAGATTTGAAAACATCTAAAACTATGCCTAGTCAAATCTCAATGAGTCACGCAATGCAACAATCTATCTATCAAAGAGCGACAAATGCAAGGCAAATGTTATGGTATCTTAAAAATCCTACAAAAACTAAAGGTGCTGAATTCTTTAGTCTTGAATTAGATGATTATCACAAGCCAATGAAAGTATGCGAGCATATAGTTTTAGTTATGGGTAAATATCTTGAAAATGTTAATTCTGCTGATGATGTCAAAAATTCATTGATTCCTAATCCTGATAACTGGATTTGGAAAGAAGAAACTGTTTTAAAGGCAAGAAAAGAAATTTGGGGTTACTAATCGACTCTCCAGATGGCAAGCAGTAATGTCAAAAGATTAGATGCTATATAGACTTTTCGATTAGTTATTACATAAAGGGTCTAAATTTAATCATTTACTGCACAAAGAGTGCAAATAAGAGATTTGGGGTGCTTAGGTACCCCTAACTCTTAAAAGCTTCTGTACGGCCTTTAAATTGCGATTTTGAGGTGCTTTTAGAGTGATCTTCACTCTTCTTTTCTGTTTGATTGGTCTTTTATTAATTAATTCTGAAATAGTACTAGATGTTGTGAATCCACTCATTTTCCTACAGACCTTTGAGCTTTAATATGTGCTTGTCTGAAAGTAGCGCCTTTTTTCATTGCATTAGCCATAGAACGCATATGCTTCAATGAATGATGTCGCGCATGACGATTCATTGTTTTTTTCTGTCTAGTTGTTAAATCTTTTACAATATTTTTAATAGACGCTACTTTTACCATTATCTTTTTTTCTTCTTTTTCTTTTTAGGTTTACTCATCTTTGACATTTTTGATTTCTTCATGCCTTTAGAATGAGAGCCTTTGCCATAGTGATAAGGCATATTATTTCCCCTTCTTCTGTTTCTTTAAGATTGCCATTTGCAAAGCTTTTGGCAACTTCTTTTGCTTATTAGTCAATCCTACGACTTTCTTTTTCTTTTTAGCCATGACTAATGCAAAATATAATTATGAACAATTACAACCAACGCAACTGCTATCACTATTTGCACCCATGATTTCAATTCAGTGAATGCATGCCACCACTTTGTTACTTTCTGTTCTATTTTTTTAATAGCCATAAGTACTCCTTTCTTTATTTAGATATACCTTTAGTTTTTTCAAAAGTGCGCAAGGCACCCATGCCTAAAAGACTCATAACGAGGGGCATCAATGTACCCATATCTAACTCTGGTATGTTTACCACTTCATACTGAAAGAGACCACAAATAAATAAAATAAATTTTGACAAGACAAATTCCCAAAAAATTGCTAAAGCACATGACATACCAATCAGGGGGCGCCATGATCGCTGTAACATTCCACTTATTCCACCGGCAGTTGATTTAGCATCAGCTAAATTTATTTCCATTTGTTTTTCTTTTAGCTTTGACTCTATTTCAGCAAATCGTGCTTTTAGTTGTAATTTTTCTTCTTCACTTGTATGTAACTCATCAATAACGCCTGCAACTGCTTTTACTGTTCCGCCACTTAATAATTTTCCTAAAACCATTATTTACCTCCTAATAATATCCATGCTCTTTTAAGATATGATAGTCTATTTTTTTCAATTTCTTTTTTTTCTTCAATAGTTGTTATGCGTTTGACTTTGCGCTTTTTTGCATTTTTTCTATTATTCGATTTGCTCTGTTTGTTGTTTGATTGTACCATAGACTATCCCTCATTTCTTCAATTGCACCTTCAATATTATTTTCCGATAAACATTTTTTAAATTTAACGAATTTATTCAAGCGTGGTAAGCCAAGCTGAAATACCATATGGATAACGCATTCCTGCGCATTATCATCAATATTCATTCCCTCAGTAAATTGTTCTGCATCATCTACTGCAACATTAAAATCTTTTAAAAATAGTTCTAGTCCTCTTTGATATGTGATCGGACTCATCAATTCTTGTTTTTCGTTATCTCTTATCAAATGACCTGCGCCAATAGTCCAATAGCCTAAATGATCTTGATAAGGTTTTAAAATAATACCACCCTCCTCTTGTATAATGTCTTGCTGTAGAGTATGTAAATCCATTAGCCTAGCATCCTTAATATCCAAGATATGAATTGAGTTGCTACCATGAATCCGATAGTCCATAAAATATAATTCAACTTACGAACTTCTTTTTGCAAGTGGTAAATGTGATTTGTTTCTAATAGCTCAATCTTATTATAAATATTTACAATATGCTCTTTTGTTGTTTTTGGTGCTATCTTAGTCATAGTTCATAAATACCATAATCAGCTTTTATTTCAACTGACTTAAAGGATTCTCTAATGCATTTCTTATTTGCTTTTCAACCTTTTCCTCTAGTTCTGTCATATCGTCTTTAATACTATTTATCGCTTCTTTTAAATCTCTTGAATTTTCTCTGCTATCTTCTTTGACTCTAGTTTCAACATCTTCAACTATTGTTTCAATTCTGCGGACATCTGCTTTTAAGTCGTTTTTAAGTTCTTTTGCTACATCCGCAACTAGTGCAACCTCCTCAAGAATAATTGATATTTCGGATTGTAACATATTAAATTCAGTATCTAATACTTCAAGTTTCTTATCAAATCCCGACAGATCAGGACTAACAAAACTTTCTATTTTAGCTTCCATGTCTAAATATCTTTGATATGCTTCAAAACCTCCCCACAATACGCCTACGAAAGAACTAAGAATTGTTATTATTAAGAAGATTTTACCTCCTCTAAACTTTACTCCTCCTACATCTATTTCTGTTGCCATTGACTATCTATCATTTCATTCATTAATTGATCACTCCCACCAAATAGAAGATAACCAGCGATATTATTATCAGAAATATAGCTATCTGGCAAAGTAGTATCTGTGAAAAATCCTACTCTATCAATAAGCTGTTGTTGACTCTCAAAAAATGACTTACTGTTGCCTAATACTTGCATGACAACAAGGGTTTTTAATTGACTAGTAGAATCATATCTTTTTTTATCGTCTATCTTTTTCAATATTTTTTTAGCGGCTTTTTCCTTAGATGATTCTTTCTTCGCTAACTTGGGTTCTTCAGTTTTTTCTTCTTCTTGCTGTGCTTCTTCTGTCTTTTCTGTATCTTCTTTTTCAGCTACTTCTGTTTTCGGTTCGTTGGATTCCTCGTTTGTTTCTTCCGTTGATTCTTCGGTCACTTCTTCGTTTTGTTCTTCAGTATCGTTATTGGTTGGTGCTTCTTGTGTTGATTCTGTTTCTTCTTGTGTCGCTGGCTCAACATCAGTTGATTCTTCCACATCAACATCTAAGTCCATTTCTATTTCCATTTCAATTTCTGTTTCAACATCAACCACATTAACTTCAACAGTTTCAGATTCCGAAAGATCAACACTGACAACTTGAATTTCTTCAATTTCTATTTCTGCTATTTCTATTTCAACAGATTCATAACTTACTTCTTCAATTTCAATAGGTTCAAAATCTAAACCTACATCAGTTTCAATAGGCATATTTGAATCGAAAATATCTTCAACAATATCTATAACTTCCTCTGGTGCATCAATATTATAAGCGACAAACATTTCAACACTCGTTATCGTTTGCTCAACAATGGTACTGATAACATTATACAAAATCCGAACGGATACATCGTCGAACATGGGTCCTATGGCAAGATTTATATCTCTACCGCCTACTTCTATAATGACAGATGTAATACTTCCTGAAAAGTCAAATCCACCTTCATATGATTTATAACCACTATTTGTGCCACTAGCACTTAAAATATCTGTACCACTAAATACATTTGTTGTTCCGTTCTTTCCTGTAATATGCATATAGATAGAATCTTGAGCATCTTGTTTTTCTACCTTGATTGTATAATTAGTTCTGCCACCATGAGTTATATTGAGATCAGAAACATTTATAGTTTGAATAAATGTCGTTCCCATTCCAGAAACTCCCATTGTACTTGTTCCATTTCCACTGCCTGTAATCATGGCACATTTATCAGTTCCTAATTGACCACATGAAGAGCCACTAGGCATAGATGCAGGACCCTGTCCCCCCCAATCTATATCCATATCGCCCTCATATTTTGAAGTGACGAAATCGTTATCACCATCTAATAAATCGCTAGAGTCTTGATTAGCAACTGTTGTTGTTGTCGTAGTTGTCGTAGTTTCGGTTGTAGTGAGTATTCCGTCTGCTTGAAATTCAATAGTTTCTATGCTTGATTCTTCAATGATTTGTTCAATCGTAGGAGTACATAATCCTACTGTATCAGTTGTGCAATCTACAGCTTTGCTAGAAAATGATAGGCACACCAATATACATAGCCATGCCGACAATAACAAATTTTTCAAAATCATTTAAATCCCTTACGGTTTGTTCTTTTTCTTCAATTCTAGCCTCTGTAATATTCTGAAATATTAAGCTACCTTCTGGAATATCATCTATATTTGATTCCCAACCTTTTCTAGCATCTTCCCCTATGCTTGCATTATAAGGGCAGTACGTGCCTGCATTCCACATTGCATCAAAAACTCGACTGTCAGCACAAAGAGTTGAGATTGCTGCCACCTTCATGCCCATTGCGTAAAGTGAGCGTGATAGCTTTAGTCGTTCGCAATTTTCGTCACGCACCGTAACGCCTGATGAAATTCCAAGTATTTGAGTCTGGACAGCTCCTGCTACAGCTGTCTTACAAATATCAGAATTATTTACTACGACGCTTGGCGAATTCGCTGTGGGAGGAGTACTATTCGTAACTACCGTACTACTGACTGTATTCGTCTCAGCCATAGCTGAGTTCATCATACTATTAAGAAAAAAAATTATTATGATGGCTAGTATTGTGCCTATAATGAAAGGTTTCCACATTCAATTTAGAGTTTATCCATTTCTTCTTTTACTTTAGTCCAAGTTAATTCACTATGTGGATTTGTGTCAGAAAGTATTGCTTCTTCATTTTCTGTACTGCCTGTTTGCCATTTTGTTTTTGTGTTAAAGATTTCTTCATTCATGTCGTCCGAATATACAACAACACCAACATCCGCTTTTAAATTTTGAACAGCGTTATTAAATTTTATTAAATTATCTTTTATCATGCACCTATTTCCATTGCTGTGAAAATTACTTTACCACCAAAAGGAATATATCCTTGTAAAGAGCCATCACCTCTAAAATAAATTTTGTAAGTTGTAGAGCTTGTAGTATTAGGAGAGTCCAAACCTACATTACTAAATGCAAAACCATGATCTGCCCATTGATTGCCATTACTAACACTACCATAGTTATGACCTACACTAGATTCAATGTCAATATCTGTACTGCCTCTATATAATTTTGTTCTACCTTGTCCATGTGTTTGACTTACACTATTACGACCAATCATTATTGAACCTGTTACTATGACTAAAACTTTACTAGAAGTTGCTGATGGTGTTATTGAAACACTACCACCTGTATATTCAACCAAATCTGAAGAAGTTGAACTTTGTCCTGTTGATGATTTACTTTGAACAACCTGTAAAACTTTTCCACCACCAGCACCTGTGATCGTGCCTGTAAATGCAAAATTGTCTGCTAAATTAATTCCTCTTGATCTAACTTTTACTAATGTCATGATTCACTCCAAACACTATGAGTTAGATTTCCGTCATCATCTCTTGCCAACAATTCATCATACTCACTTTCAGTTGTATAGGTACTTGGAATATCACGCAATCCTTGTCTCCAATTTTTAAATGATGTTGAAAGAGTCGTGCCTTTTTCTTTTGCACTTGTAACTTTCCAATCAGTTTCTAAAAGTTTTTGATTTCTAATTTTTCTTATTTCAGCAAGTTGTTCTGTTGGCTTATCAGATACAGCTTTTGATTGTCTTGCATCAATCTCAACTTGTTCTTCAGCAGTTGCCTCTCTTATTTCGCCATTATGTGATACTAAACTCATGATTTTAAAACTCCATAAAAAGTTATGTCATATTGTGCAATATTGCCTGAATTATAATAAAAATCCATTCCATTTATTTCATCATGTCCATTATCAAAATATCCACCACCAGTTATTGAAATATGTGCATTACCAGAGCCATTATTAAAACTTCCACTACCCATATATCTAAATGAACATCTATCGCTTGTATCTCCTATATCGGTAAATATATTCCAAACTCCTGCGTACCCACCTTGAAACGCATCATTTTTAACTGAGTCAGCAAATTTAAATTCTGTATCACTGTCAGAGCCATTCATATTTCTAGTTCCGCCTGTATCTGTATAATCACTTATATAACGATATTTAGCTGAACTTTTTGCTGAGCCATTATAATTTACTCTACCTCTAAAACTATCGCCATCTGATACAGGTCTTACTATATTTAAAACACAAACATAATGATTGTAAGTTGAAGTAAAAACATTATCAAAATATAATGCTGAAACTGAACTTGTTGCGGCTTGTCTTGTTAAGTATACTAATTTACCCCCAGCATCAGCAAAAGATAAATTACCTGAGCCGTCAGTTTTTAAAAATTTGTCTGCGCTTGGATCAGTTCCGGGAAATGTGAGTGTATAACTACTTGATGTGCTATGCGCAGGACTTTTTAATTTGATACCGTGGCTGTTCTGCGAGCAATTAAGTTGCAAAGTTCCGTCAGTAGTTCCGTCACCTTTGATTTGTAAACCAGCTGCAGATGATGTTGATACAAAATTTGTTTTTGCGTTTGTTACAGTTGCATCGCTTGGAGTACCAATATCTAAAACATTACCTAATGCTAAAACAAAATCTATTGAGTCTGATGAAGTGAGGGCAGAACTAAACGTAAGAGTAGAGCCACTTACAGTATATGAACTGCCAGCTTTTTGGATTGAACCATTTAGTGATACGAGTAAATGATTCGCTGATTCTGGTACGAAAGCTGTTGAATCTAAAGTTAAACTATAACTTGCAGTTGCTGATGCTGTGAGATTATCAAGCATATTATATGCACCTGTTAAAGGTTCTTTACCAATGAAAGCCATTTAAAATTTATTCTCCAATACTGTATCTGCGTCTCTTTTATTTTGCCATGCTGTTTTTACTTCGTCTGTCCAATGTTCATTTGCTAATGCAACAATCTGATCATCTTCGCCTGAAACATCTTCATTTGGGTGATAAACTTTTCTGTGTCTAACTCCATCAACCTCAGTTGCAACATGAATAGCTTTATATTCGCCTAAAACTTTTATATCTAAAATCATACTCTATAAGTTCCGTTTAATGAATAACTAGCACTATTGCCAAATGGAGGGCCTAACATAACTAAAGCTGTTACATTTCTGCTCATAATAGTTACAAAAGTGCTACCATTAATTGCTGTTTCTCTTCCATGATTTACAGTATGTACAAGTCCTGTTGATGCAGAAGTAAAAGGCAAACCAGTAACATCAATATTTGCACTTGCAGAACCATTCGTTGTAACATTTAATTCACATTGATAATGAACTAAATTTCCTATTTTTGTATAATATCCATTTTGTGTACCAACAGCAGAAAATGAACCAGATGTAGGGGCTATTGATGGCGTAAAAGTACCAAACTCATAATCATTTAATAAGTTTGATGCAGTTGCAGAATTTACTCCTAAGTAAATTCCATAAGAAGCATTACTAGGAAGTAAATTACCTGAGTTTTCACTCCAATTAGATAAACCACCCCCTACATGACTTGCATCAATTCTTTTAAGTGTACCACCATCTGATATTAAAAATTCGTCTGTATCTGCTGGTGACTCTGCTAATGCACTAAAACCAGATATTGCAGTATCGCCTATATGATCGCTATTGATTATATCGTTAGCAATATCAGAACTTGTTAAAGGTGCTTTTGTAGGAGTCTTACCAATATAAGCCATTTAAAATCCTATGTAATCTCTAAAATACTTAATGTTGCGTCTATCTTTGCAGAAACTGAACAGTCAATTTTCATTACATCAGTTGTTTGCATAACATATTTTCCGCCTGATAAAACCTCTAGTGAACTTCCTGCAGGAATACTTACATCTTTAATTAATAAAACTGTTTCGTTTGTTTCTGTATCGCTTGTATCTGAAACTAATTGTACATCAGCAGTTACTGAAGTTGTATGAATATTGCAAAGTGTTAATCCAATAACAACAGTTGTTGTGCTTGACGGTACTGTGTATAAAGTTAGCGGAGTTCCTGCACTGGCTGGCATAGCTCCGTTTGTCTTTACCTTAAAAGTATTAGCCATGTTTTACTCCTATCCTAAAGCAATCGCTAATGGCAAAGCATTTGGGTCAGTTTCGGAAATAGTTCCTGTTACCGACATTGTGCTTGTCAAAGCATTACTTGAAATATTTAATTGTAGAATTTCAACATTATCTGTTCCGTCATTCATCTTTAATTTTAAAACTCCACTTGTTGCTGTGTCAACCCAAAGTGTACCTGCGGTAGCTGAACCCGGTGCTGAACTTCCACTATGTGAAGAATTAATCGCCGATAATATGTTGTTTAATTCCGTGCGGAACGCACTGAATCCCTGATTTGCCAAACTTACATCGCTTACTTGTGCCATATCTAATCTATATCCTTTTCTGTTTAACTTTGCAACCCATAACCTTTAGCAATATAATCAAATGTGCGATCAACTGCAGAGCCACTTGAATTTACAAATGCAATAGTAAAACCATTAACAGTTTTTGATGAAATTGTAAATGTATCTCCTGTCGCCATATTTTGAGCTGCAATACCTATCGCAGGAACTGCATAGAAAGGATTTGTATATGTTATCGTTCTCGTTCCTGATGAAGTCGTTAAATCATTTTGTGCAAATGTTCTTTCCTCCATGTTAAGTTTTATACTCATAGTTTTTACATTACTAGATGTTTGATCATCATCATTAGTAAGTTTTAATCTAAATTTTGCAAACTTAAATTTAAATGTAGCTGATTGTGTTATGTCAACAAATGTCGTGCAATTAGCAAGACTAGATGTTGATGTTGCGACTTGAACTCTATGAAAAGCATGTATTTGCTCAGTACCGTCAAACGGCGCCTTAGCTGAGTCAAAAAATAATGCACCTCTACCACTATCGAATAAATCATATGGATTTTCTGCATCAAGTGTAATTGTTGGCTCAATATTTCCGTCATAGATTTGAGCTAATGATAAACTGTTAGTAAAATTGTAAAAACCTTTTGCATCTCTATTAGAATTATTAAAACTAGGATTTGATGTTGTATCAGTTCCTCCTAATTCAAAATCGCCACTAGGACTATCAAAATTTCCAACAGTATCATCAAAATTAGTAACAGTATCTAAAGTTAATACTGTATCGCCTGATGCATCAATTTTTACTGCTAAAGGTAAACTTGCATCCATATTATCAGCCGCAGTAAATATATCTGGAGTTTCTGTAAATGTTGATATTGTTTGATAAGCTTGAATATCAGAAATATTTGTTGTGACTATTGTAGCTTCAGCTGATGTATTTCCGTTCTTGTCGACTGCCTTAATTAAGTATGATCCGGTGCGTGCTGGAACGACTGCATTATCACATTTTCTTCTAGGACATCTTACTAAATTTGTTGAATTAAGCCATTTAGCACCTGTTGTTACATTTTGATATCTAATCTCATAAAAAGAAATATCTAAGTCACTATTTTTACTTGGTGGCGTCCATGTAAGCTTCATGTGATTTTGTCCATGCATTTCTACTGCGAAATCTTCTACATTACTAGGAGCTTCAACTCCTCCAACTATAGTTCGAGTTGTTGATATAAATGTTGATTTACTACCAATAGTATTTACAGCTCTAACTCTTACTTGATATTCTGCTCCATCAATAACATTTAAGTGTTGATATTCTAATATTTTACCAACTGCTATTTCTCTAAAAGAATCAGTAACAGTGGAACCGTTTTGATCTTTTGTTTGTTTGATTTGAACTTCATAATTATCAACAAAACTATCTGGCGAAACTCCAATTGTTATCAATAATCTTGTTATGACAATTCCGTCTGCATATTCAATTAGTTCATCATCAAGACTAATATTTGCAGGAGGACTTACAGAAAAAGGATTTGGTAAAGTCGTACTAGGTATAGAAGCTACTTCTTGTTGAGTTCCAAAAGTATAGAATGAATCTTGATGTTCTGAACATTGCAAACTTACTGTATGATCAGCATTTAAAGATAGACCTTGAACTCTAAAAGCTTTTGCTGAAAATCCTGGCGTAGCATGAGTAACATTCACGATATCGCCTATCGCTAAATCAAGAGCTGTTGCATCTGCCTTAATTGATATATCTAAACTTGATCTTGATCTACGAAGAATTATTTCTGCCATTTCTTGAGCTTGATAAGGACTTGTTAACATAGAAAAATCAAATCTACCTTCTAATAATAAACCACCGTCTGCTGTTTTCATTGTAGCATGTTGGTCAGCACTCGCTAATCCTGTTTCATCTACAGGCGGAAATTGTGCAGTATCTGATTGATAATTTTTATCTGGATTTATAAAGTTGACTATAACTCTGTTATATCTTGAGTTTTTATTTTTACTTGAAACTGTTATACCATTAAGAATATTATCTTCTGTAAGAGTGATAGAAGCAGAACCTGATGTTTCAACTAGGATTTTATATTTACCTGCACTAAAATTTAAATAAGCTCTAGAACCACGAACAAAATCTTTTACATTATCAATAGCTTTTTTAGATGTATCAACGACAGTATGACTATCCATTAAATCAATAGCACTAGCACCAGAAAAAGGAGTTATATCTGTATCGCAAACATCACCAGCAGTTTGCCAATCTGCAAAATTAGAATCAAAGTAACTATTAGGAATACCCATTCCAAATCGTGTGTCTCTTAAATAATCTAATAATTGATAAATAGGATTATCAGAATATGCCCATGTAGTTGAATCGTCTTTTCTATGACTTCCACTACCTCCTGTGACAGTTGAATCTAAATTAGGATTATATACTTTTTTTCCTTGAACTACTGCATTAACCACAGGCAAAGAACCAAATTTATCAGCATTCCATTTAAACTTTATTGCTAAATATGCTAATCCTCTAAGTCTATGATTTGAAGTCCATGATGATAATGTACTTAATAATGATGAAGCATTTTGACTATCAGTACCGAAATGTGGCTCGCAAGTAATTAAACTTTGTGAGTTTTCAGTATCATAAAAATTTGCATCACTACTTGCTACTGTGATTTGTGTATTATCAGCTATATCGCCTGACCAAGTAACTTGACTATCATTTATAAATATTGAGCTTATATCATTTATTTCGCCTTCACTTAATACGATAGCCATATATAAAAATTCATTATCAGTTCCTGATGTTTCTAAAAAAACTACATTACCACCGACTTTTCTTGTTCCATAGACAATAGGTATATGAGCATTAGAACTAAATTTATTTACTAAAACGCCTTTTGCATTTTGATCAGCTTGAAGATCGCCAAAGTCTGGAATGTCTGGCATAGGAATAAGCCAACCAACGAAATCTTCAATAATATCAACAAAAATATCAACGATATCTTCAACAAAATCAAGGACTGGCTCAAGAGGATTCCAACCACCCATTAAATTAACCTCCAATTAGAACCCATATTTTCAAATCCTAATTTATAGAATACAGGGTCAATACCTAGACCAGATGTTATTGATAAAAGAATATGCATATCGTTTGATTCATTTTTTACAGTATCAATAATTTTTTTCGTAAGATTATAATTTCTAAATTCTTTTTTAATATATATCATTTGTATAATAATAGCTTCTGTTTTACTAAACCAATATTCAGATTTATTATACATGCAAGTTCCTATAAGTTCGTCATTGTCTAAATTTTTAATACAAATAACTTTTCCTTTTTGCAAAAGTGTATTGATAAAGTGTAATAATTTTTGTGTATCTATTTTAGGAAAATCACAATCTGCTAAATCTGTTTCTTTATACTCAACCAATAAATTATATAAATCTGTGACATCTTTTTTTTCTCCTTGATAAAAGTTTAAACTACTCAAACTCTTCCCCATTTTATATCACGAACAGTTAAAGCTGCAAACTCCATGCCTTTATCAGAACTAAAAAATCTTTGTTGTGAATTATCTGTTGTAGTTCGACCAGATGTTTTGCTAAAGTTACCCCAATGTGAAGTAACACTAATAATTAAATTAGCTGTGCTAGTATTATCACTAATTTTATATTCATCTATCGTTCCATAAAATAGTAAAAATGGGTCTGATATAAGAGCATTACTAGAATCTAAAAAACCTCTATAAACAAAAACATTATCATTAATAATATTTTCATTAAGTGCTACTGATATGTATGTTTGATCAACTCCTGACAAACTAATTGATAAAGTATTTTTTGTTGGTCTATTTGTTTCATTAACTCCTGTAATGCTTCTTAAATGACCATTTGATAAATAAGTTCTTGATGTGCCAGATATATTTGAAGTTATATCAAAACTTGCATTTGTTAAATATATCGGAGTACTAAATCCTATTTCAATTAATAATACAGGGTCAATCGAGCCTGTCGCTAATTCTGTTTTTACGGAACTTGATAATCCTCTTGCCATTATAAACTTTCAATAACATCAAACTCATATGTAAACAAAAGATTACCATCATTATCATTTTGATTAGTTCTAAATTCTTGAACATCACTCGCTAGATGTACTGTAAATTGTATTGAATCATAAGCGACAGAACTATTATTAGTTAATGCAGTTCTTAGTGGTGGTTCAATCGTTACTGTTGCAGCATTACTTGATGAAGTGACATCATCAATAATCATATAAACTTTATCATGAGCAAACTTGATAAGATCGCCTGCTTTTAATCTTCCAGCACCATCGCTGGCAAATCCGTCTATTGCGATTGTTGTATCTGCAACAGAGTGAGCTCCATTCACTAACAATGTTCCTGTTTCACTACCAAGCGCATTAAAATAACTTGGCAAGGTTATGGTGAAATTTTCTTTTCTTGCTCTTTGCTTCATAATAAAAGCCATGATCGGAGCAAACTCTGTTCTTTTCATAGGAGGATATGAAACTGTAAAACTAAATCGTTGACCTTGTACTTGTCGTCTAAATGTTTTGCCACTATCTGTTTCTGAAAATAAAGTTTTTTGATTACTTCTAAAATTTACTGCACGAAACTCTGTATTCGGTAATGCACCACTCATATAATCGCCACTTTTCCTTTTTCATTTACTGCATTATTAATCATATTTACTATTGTCCCTCTACTATTGACTAATAACTCATTGAATCCCCTAGCATCGACAGTACTAATATTAAAATTGACTGTAACCCCTTGACCACCAGATAATTGGCTATTTGGAACAACATTTGAAGGTCTATCAGGTACGACAAGCTCTGGTCCTGCTTCCCCTACCATATATGGTTGATTCTGATTCATACGACCACCAAGTCTACGACCTTGATATTTTTGACTTGCAATTGTTGCAATCTGAACTGCACCAAGACCAGCTATCAAACCAGCTAGTGGAATTCCAAATGGTCCTAATGCTAATGCTCTTGTCACTCCTCTAGCAGTATTGACTGCCGCATCTGCTATCGCTAATGCTTTGTTTAGTTGAAATGCAGTTTTATTTGATTTAGCTAGTTCGCCTAATAATTCACGACCAGTTGCTTTTGTAAGGTCTTTTATTTGACTTTTGGTAAGTTTTTCTAATTCTAATTCATTAAAGTTTTTATCTTTAATCGCTTGTAAATTTTTATCATAAAGTTGTTGTTTAATTCTTAATTCTTCTTCTACTGAAGCTTTTACTATTGCTAATTTTTCATTTACTCCTTCTGTTCTTATTTTTATTTCTAAATCGTTTAACTCTTTTAAATGTTTTTCTAATATTGCTTTTTCTAAATCTCTATCTGAACCTTTATTTATTTGCTCTAAAAATATAGTTTCGTACATAGCTCTTTGTTCTTTGAGCATATCTAATTCTTTATCCATTCTGTCTTTGATGACTTCTAATTCTGTTCTTTGTCTATCTTTTATGCTTTTTATTGCTTTATTATTTACTTTTATTTGTTCGTCCATTTGTTTTCGAAGATCAAAAATTGGTCTATCACTTAACTCTGTAACTTCTTCAGTAGCTTTACCTAAATTATTCATAGAATCTGTCATGTTATCAATAGCTTCAATATTCTTTTTTGTTTCAGCATCAATGACTCCTAAGAATCTTAAAAAGTCTGAAAATTTCTTTACTACGAATGCAACAGATTTTCCAACTGCTTCAAATGCAAAATTTACTCCTGACAATAAAAAAGATGTTAATTTTCCAAGTAATGCTATTACTGGTTCTATAAATTGTATTGTGGCGGCAAGATTATTTGTAAATCTAGTAACTTCTGGCGATACTTCTTGTCCGAATGCATCTTTTAAATTATCTAATGCTATACCAAAGTTTGAGAATGATACCGATAAGTTGTCTAATTTTTCTTCCGTAGCACCAGCAAATGTTTCGCCTAATCCTTTTTCTAACGCTTTTAAAATTTTGGCAGCGCCATCTGTTGTTTGTCCGAACTTTGATATTTCTAATCTTGTTATTCCTAATTGTTCTTCTAGTATTCTAAATACAGGAATACCACGATCAGCTATTTGATTGAGTTCTTCTAAACCTAAACCACCTTGTACCCCTCTAGAAAATACTCTAGTCATAGCTTCGAGTACTCCTAATTGATCTGTTGTGACTGCGGCTGTATCTGTAAAGACTCTTAAAAGTTTTTCTGTTGGTTCTATACCACTAGCTTTTAATGTAATAAATGATCTTGATAAATCTTGAACACTAAATTGAGTTCTAGTAGCGAAATCAGAAATAAAATCAAATGCTTGTTTGCCTGCTTCTGCTGAGCCTGTTACTGATTTTAATGAGTCTCTTAAATCTTCAAACTCTGCTGTTACTCTTAATACTTCACGAACAACTAATGCACCACCGATTGCAACGAGAGCAGCTTTTAATTTTCCTGCAGAACTTTTTACTCTATCTAAATTTCCTTGAACACCTTTAAGTGCTTGTTTAGATTTATCTCTAGCGATAATATCAATATTTACTTTTTTAGTTGCCATAGTTAGATACGATTAAGTTTTTTATGTTCTTTTTCCATTTCTTCTCTTTGCTCTTCAAAATATGCTAGCCACATATTAAACTCAAATACACTCATTTGCAATATTTCTGGAATAGTTTTATGCAATCTCTCTCCGAGAGCTAAAACATTATGAACTTCTGGATTTTTTAGTTTTTTTTAATGTCTTGGTAATCAGCACCAAGTATAGCATTTGAAACTCTGGCGATAACATCTGTATCTGCTTTTGTCTTAAAAGATAAAACATGAGTAGCATTAAACATCTTATCGCCGTCTTTCGTTAATGCTTTTTCAATTATGACATCAATCAATATATTTAGATCGCCGTCATTTGCACCTTTAAATAGTTTTGATTTCTCAAGCATATTAAAAGGTTTAGCATGAATGGCTTTTTCGCCTACTAATCCCCACTCTGGAACTTCTATAACTTTAATTTCTATTTCTTCAAAATGTGATTTTACACCTTCAAAAAAATCTACTTTATCAGCCATAAACTATTATACAGTTCCGATAGTAAGACCACCAGTTCCTTGAAGTGATACAGTTCTTGTAGTTACTCCGTCTAAAGTTACTCCGACAGACATTCCTGTAACGATTCCTGTTCCAGAAAATTTTCTATCGCCTGAATCTGCACCTTCTGGCATAAATTCAAAACTTAGACTTGAACCTTGAGTTAAAGCTGTCTGACCAGAATCTGTTTCATCAAAATTCATATCAATAGTTGCAGTGAATGTTCCTCTACCAACTAAATATGATTTCATTGAGCTTCCTAGTGCAGTATCTTCAACAATATCGTGAGTAGTATCAACAGTAAATCCTGTTGCGTTACCGATATTAGTTCCGCCTACATGAACAACTCCTTCTTTTCCGTGATGTGTTGCCATTTATTTACTCCTTTGTTTTCTTTAAATCTTTTATAATCTTCTCAGTCTCTTTTGCAACTGAAATTTTTTTATTTTTTTCAATAACTTCATAACCGATCTTTGTATAATGTTCTACAAAATCTTGTGAAACAGTAATAATACTATTTCCTTTTTTCATGTTTACATCTTTAGCCATTATGCAGTCCCCCTTGTAAATTCATACATCACACGAACAGTTATACGAACTCCACCATAAGGATAGATAGTACCTTCGTCTGATGATGCTTCAATAATTTGTGTATCCAATGCATTTCCATTTCTAGTTATATCAGAATCAAGCGTTTCTTCAACTACTTCAATTATTTGATTTCTTACAGTATCAATATTTGAGTCTGTTCCTTTACCAAATGCAACTACTAAGAAGTCTATTGTTCCTCTATAAGAACCTGAGCCTGTATCACCTATACTAGAAGCTTCTCGTGTTTCGTCGCCTGTTTGAACAAATAATGCAGGAAATTGTGCGTCACTTAACTCTTCTACTTCAAAAGGTTCCCTTGTAATTTTCTTGAACTCAATAGGACTAGTTACTGCATCTAGTTTTGTAATTATATCGTTTGCTATATTTTCTCTTTTGCTCATATTCCTAATTGTTTAAAATAAAATTTACTAAATTCATTTACTATCTTTGGTTCTTCAGTTCTTCCTATACTAAAAAATGGTCTTTTCACTTTCTTTTTACCTACTCCGAAAAAATCATGTCTAGCTGCAATCTTTGCTCTTTCGTTATTAGTAAATAACAAAGTATTTTTAAAACCTCTTTTTCTATAATCTAAACTTCGGAACATTTTACCTGTATCTGTCAAATCGACAAATCCTGTTTGACGACCTCTGTTTTCTCTATCTTCTTTTGTTTTCTTTGCATATGGAATCATGCGACCACCGTCTGGTAATTTACCTTTTTGTGTTCTTTTAGTGATCATTTGAATAGCCATATTAGAAACTCTGTTTAGTGATCTTTGTATTGCTATCGATTGTTTTCTAGAAATTTTTTTTAGAAGTTTTTTGACCTCTATTGTATTAACATCAATTTTGATGTCTGCGACCATTATCTAACAAGTCTAAGCATATGTAAAGGTTCCTTCTCACTATCAGATACTGTTCCCCCTCCATCTTCATCGTACTCAACCCCGTCTCTCAAAATCGCTTGAAACTCTTCTTCGTATCTGTCCCTGTAAAAATCTATTTGAACTTGAAATGTATCTTTACCTTCGCCTGTATCTGGGTCTCGCCATTTAGTTAATTGAGGGTAGATATATTTCCATAATGCTAAATAAACAACTGATAACTCCCATTGTGACGGAGTTAATTTACTATTAGTCATTTCAACTGTAGTAACTTTTGTAATATCTTTATATCTTACTTGATGTCTATATCTTTCCCACCACTCTTCACGAATGCGTCTTAAAACATCATTTTCAGCAAATTGAATTTGATCTACAAAAGTAGTAATACCGAATCCTAAAATATCAGGTTGTATCTTCTGCAAATGTGTATTTTGTACACTAAAGACAGTAGAGGACATTATTTTTTAGTTTTATTTTTCTTAACTTTTTTAATAACTTTTTTAGCTTCAACTGTTTCAGTTTTTACAGTTTTATCATTTTGTAAAGACCAACCACGCATATTGAATCTTTCAATATTGTTTTCATAGTCGTGTTTATATCTTTCAATAACTTCGCCTTTTTTATTAAAAAGTTTTACTGTTTCTATACTCATAATTTTTTATATCAAATAAGGGGCGGATTGACCACCCCTTAATATTATTTTTACTAAGCCGCAACTGTATCTGCTGTTAGTTTTACTCCATAAGTATCGTGAAGCTCACCAACACCGAATACTGCAGTCGCAACAATTTCATCTGCTCTTAGCGATGCATCTCTTTGTGTTTCAATTTTTAAGTCTTGCATCATTGCTAAACCTAAAGCATCTTGTGAGAATACTCCTCCGATAGAATCGTCTGAACCGTCAACTGAAATGTTTGAAGTTTCAAATAATTGAATACCTGCAACAGTTCCTACAAAGCCAGTTCTCATAGCTTCGTTTGATAGTTCTGTATCTCTACCAACAAATGTATTTGTCAAAGATTTTTTGACATTGAAAATTTGTTTAGGGTGGAATACACCGTAGTATGGACCAGGTGCTTTGTTAGTTTTTAGTTCAGCCGCACATTCAAATAAATCTTGAACGGTTAGCTCTGAACCTGCTCCGGGACCTTTTTCAGTAGAGAATCCAGAAAATAAAGCTGCAAGATCAGAATCGATCTTAGTTGCAATACCTTCTCCAAATAATCTACCTATATCAGCTGCTACATTTCTAGATGCTGAATTTCTGGCAAGGTCTGTGAGTGTTGTCATAACTCCCACTTCGGATGCTGTTATAGTTACCGAAGATGGATTGACTGCCGTGTTTGATAGGTCTGAAGCCTCACTAACTGCTGCAGCACTTACTGTTGAATAAATCGGTACTTCAACTGATTTACCTCCACCTGCAATAGTGTAGTTTCGGACAAGACCTCTCATTATAGATTGCTCGCTAGCTACGAACAATGCTTCTGCAACAATCTCTGTGTATAATTCTGAGATGGTTGAGCTGGTCGTTTCATTAGCCATTTTTTAACTCCTCTTTAATGGTTATGTTTTGTTATTAATAACCGTCGGACTTGAATCTCTTTGCTGTCTGTATTTAGCATACTTCTTCCTGTCGTCAGGATTATTCATATTTAAATCACTCAAATTTAAAGGTTTATTGAGCTCTGTCCTATCCACATTTGACACTGAGCCACTACCACTAGGAGTAGCAGTAACAAAGTGAGGGTTCTGTGTTAAAAACTCTTGAACGAACTCGTCAGTCGTCAAAAGCTCCCCTTTGCTGTTATATCGTGCTATATTATTTTTATCAAGTATTTCTACACTTCCAGAATCACTTAGCTTTATATTATTCTTCAATAATTCAACTACTTGATCTGGATTGATAGCACGATTTTTTGAAGCTGAAGAAAGCAATGCCTTATTAATTTTAATATCTTTAAGTTCACTTTCTAAAGTTCCAATCTTTTTGCTATACTCTTCCGATTTCTCTTTGAGTATTTGTTCAAACTCGCCTTTTTGTATTTTTTGTTTTTCTTCTGCTTCTCTAGTCAATTTGACTGCATTGATTGCAGTATCTAAATCTTCAACATCTAATTTTTTATATATTGAAGCTCTCTCTTTAGCCAATCGTTGTTTGACTATATTGTTGACATCTTCTTCACTAAAAGAATTACCATTTACAGTTTCTTTTGTTTCTTCTTTTGGTTGCTCTTCAACCACAGTTTCCGTAGTTTGTTCTACTTTATTTTCTTCAGCCATTTAATACTCCCTGTTATATATTCCATTCTGGGTTAGTTGGTAACCATGTGTGACGACATCTATATCCTCCTCGAACAATAAATGGGTCACCGGGCGATTTTCCTTTCCATGGTCTATTATTCCAAATATCCCGAATTTCAGTTTCGGTTAATGTTTTGTTTAGCATATTTACACAGAAAGGTCTAGAGTCACGAACCAATGTTCCCGTGTAGGTAAAATGATTAAGTCCACTCTCTTTTGCCTTCTTTACTGTAAATTGTCCATGAAACTGCATTACTGAATCGTGAGCTATTTGACTTGCGTATCTTCGTAAATTATTACCTGCTCGGTCAGCCGCATATTCTGTATGTAGTTTTCTAATTGCTTCTTCTATTTGTGCTTTTTTAGATGCATCAAATTTATTTTCATTAATAAAATCAACTAATTCATTGATCTTGCTCATATCTGATCTTTGATATACTCCGTTTATATGTGATCTAATATTCTTGACCATATCATCAAAAGGACGACCAGCTATGATACTTTGATAAACTTCATCATTTATTACTTTTAAGAATCTTTCAGCAATATCTTCAAACCCTGCAAATGCTTGATATTTTAATGCATTAATAGTTCTTAAATCAACTTCTGTAAGATTTTTAAATTTAGCAGGAATAGGCATTTCGCCAAATGCATCTAAAACATCTTTTGCTATTTTATTATATTCTTCATTAATTATTAAATCTGCTTCATTAAGAAAATTTTCTTCTATTGAAGCTCTAAGTTTTGGTTGTAGTTGTATTGCTATTCTTGTTTCAATATCTAGATTACCACCAGTAGCTCTAGTTATTTCTTTTATAATATCGTCCTCTAAACGATATAAAGTTTCTATTATTCTTTGTTCATGTTGATCAGATAGTTGATCTAAAATTTTTGACATAAATTATAATGGGAAGTTTTTCTTCCATGCTCTTATTGACCAATATGCTGGCGAAAGTGTTTTCTGTCCTTTGACTTGTTTGAGTACTCCTCCCATTCTTGCAAGAAATGATCTTTGTCTTGCTGGTATATTTTTTTTGATTGACATGTTTGGGTCGCCAAATCTGACTTTCTTCACATTGTTAGTTTTTTTATCTTTTACATAAACTGCAAATTTTTTTCTTTGACCTGGCGTACGAAATGGTTTTCCTAATGTGACTTTTCTACCTTGATATGTAGCCATTATCTTTTTTTCCTTTTTTTTGCTTTCTTTGCTACTGATAAAGCTATCGCTACTGCTTGTTTTCTAGATTTACCAGAACGCATTTCTGTTTTTATATTTTTATTTATTGATCTTCTACTATAACCTTTGATTAAAGGCATTATCTTTTCTTTTTTTTCTTTTTTGCTTTTGAAGGTAATATTCCTCTAGCGACTGCTCTAGCTCTTTCACTAAATCCTAATTTTTTTCCTTTTCTAATTTTTTCTCTAATTGTTGAAAGTTTTGCTACCATTATTTTTTTCTTTTTCGTTTGCTTGCTCTTCTAATAATATCTGTATCAAATGTACCACTACGACCACGACTAATTAATTTATTTACTCTAGCCATAGCCCATGCATTCATAGGTATTCCTCTACGACTACCACCAGATAAAAATGCACCTTGACCTCTACGATAAGAAGCTTTTAAATCAGCTAGATTAAATAACTTTGATTTCTTTGCTTTTCTTTTTAAAGTTGCAACTGTTGATGCTGATAATGCTTTTCTAAATTTACTAGCCATTATGATTTTGTCCTGCTTCTAAGTAACGATAAAGGTATTCTAGCACCAGATCTGTATAAACTACTTACTTGTTTGATAAGATTTGCTCGTCTTACTTTCTTTGAACCTTTGAGACCTGACAAATATTTTTTAGGAACATTTGTTTCTTTATCTCTTGCTACTTTTCTAACTTTCTTCTTCTTCTTCTTCGCCACCGACTGTTTGTCCTTCTACTTCTGTTGTTTGAAATTGTCCTCTAACTGTTCTTGTTGAATCTATTTCATCATTAATAGTTTTAATAGTTTCATTATCATCAATGACAGCTTCAGCTATTTGTTTATCTAATTCTTTGTTAAATGTTTCAGATTTGATTCCACTAGCTTTAGCCATTTGTAAATATTGAAGATCATTAGCCCAATCTCTTATGTCAAAAGTATCTGGATAATCTACTGAACCGTCCCAATCTCTATCTTGCCATTTAGCGAACAAAGACCAAATGTGATCTTCTGCATTTTCTAAATAATCAGCTTTCTCGGATAACCGAGCATTTAAAAGCTGAAATTCTGTCTGAAGTGCAATGCCACTTGCTATCTGAGTTCCTGTTGCTCTTACTGAACCCATGTGAGTGATACGATCTATTGCATCAACTTTATTTTGAATGCATTTCATTATTCCGTCTAAATTTTGACCGCTTGGTTGAATAATGTAGGGTTTCAAATCTGATTGTAAATCTTCTGGTATTTCTATGATAGAACCAGCACCTGCGCTGGCTTCGACATTAGGAGTCTTTACTAAGCTAGGGTGGTTAGCTAATCTAATTAGTTGTTCTTTTTCTGAGTAGTCGTTGTAGATAGACTGTTGTAAAAATGCAACATCTGCCAAATCACTTATGCCGATTGGTCGTTTATTACCTCTTAAATTATAAACATTGACTGCAGGAATCTTTCCTATTGGATTAGGAACTTCTTCAAGAAGTTTTGCATCACCGTCTGCATATTCTTTATCGTAATCGTCAACTTCATATGTCATTATAGACTCTTCTGTAAATAATTTTAGAATAGCTCTATCTGCGTTTATATCTTCTACTACAAGTAACATATCTAAATAAAATCTACCACTTGCAGCTCTTCTATAATTCCAGTTGACGATATTTTCTGGAGTATAAATTGACATGTAAGGTCTTATGTCTTGTTGTAATTCTTCTGCTCTAGTCTTTGCATTTGTCTGTGGCTTATCAATAATAACCCAACAGTTTCCATAGATACTTGCATTCATTTGAACTTCTCGCATAACAGTATCAAAACTTCTTCCGTCTAAATCTGCATCAGCTAAAAAAGATTCTAATTGTGGGTCGCCATCAAGTGTTCCATAATCTCTAGTCGGAGGAACTCGCCATAAAAAACTTGTATAGATTTGAACAACATTTTTACAGTGATTATCTAATGGAGTATGTCTAATTCTTTGATCGTATTCTTCAGGACTTTCTAAAATATATCTATGTAAATAATATCCATTTTTATAATCATTTCCACCAAGATAACTACGAATATAAAATTCCCAATTAGAAATATTTGCATGCCATAGTGGGTGTTTTTTTTGTAAGAATTCTCTGTTCATCAACTCCACCTTCTAGGAGGACTAGTAACAAAATTTCTTTTTAGAGGATAATTATATTCTATCATATATCCTAATGCATCGTTCATATGATCATAGCCACTTTCTTTATCTGGTATATGTGTTCCTTCTTTGTATATTTGTCTTTCTATGCTTTTTATTACATTTTTGCAACTATTTAGAATGAACAAACTATTTTTACCATTTACATTTTTTAGTTTTGAATTCACTGCATTAATTCTATCTCTTACTAAAGGTGCTGTATTTCTTGACTTTACTTCAAAGCCTGCATTTTTAAGAATAGCCAAATCAGTTAAACCACCAGCAGATGTTTTTCTTTGTCTTGCACTTGGGTCAGGATAAACCACTATTTTATTTTTATATCTTGTTTTTATCTCGTCGCACATTTCATTTGTATTACTACTATAGATTTGTATTTCATCTATAACAATAATAATATCATTTTCTATTACAGAAACAACTGCACACATAGGGTCTACATTGAAATCTAATCCTATATGCAAAGTTGATTGTCTATTTGTAAATTTATCAATTAAGTTTTTTTCTCTATCAAAATTATAATAAATCATTCCAGAATAATTTACGAAAGTCGCTTCATATTCTTGCTGAAAGGTTCGCATATCTAAATCTTCTTTTGCTTGATCAATCTCGTCTTGCATGACTTGCTCGCCTTCAAGTGTAGTATATTTGAAAGATTTCCAATCAGTATTAGTTTCTCCTAATTTATAAAGATCATATGACCAATTACCGAAACCACGAGGACTTCCACAGAAAAGTGCATGTCCCTTAGTATCTGATAATGTCGGTCTTAATACTTCATACCACGCTTGCTTATGAATATCTGCGAATTCGTCCATCACTAAGAAATCTAAACCAATACCACGCAAGCTATTTTCGTTATCTGCTCCTCTAAGTGATATTCTTGAATTATTTCTTAATATGATAGTAAGATCACTATTATTTACTGATTTAACCCATTTATGCTTTATTAATCTATCTTTTAAATCATTCCAACATATTGATTTAGCTTGACGATAACTAGGAGCTACATACCATACTTTTTTATTTGATTGACTTGCAAATTTAGCCAATTCATTGATAGCTAAAAATGTTTTTCCGAAACGCCTTCCTGTAATAAGAACTCGAAATCTTGCTTTATTTGATATTACTTCCTTTTGCGGTTTTGATAATGGCATTAATCATTTGACCAAGGTAAAGGAGTTTCTAGTTGATTTTCTTCTAATTTATCTTGTTGTCCTAAAAGATTTTTACCTAGAAATATTAACATAGCCACATTTCCTTTTTCTGCTGATGACCATTGTAATTGTCTGAGCCTTATTTTTCCGTTTGTTCTTCCTTTTATCAGAAATTCCGAATAACTCTTTTCAATCAGATCTGCAGAACAACCGAAAAACTCTCCGATTTCTTTATTTGTACATCCGAATTGTGCTAATTTTTTTACTTGTTCAGTATCTATTTTATATTTTTTTGGTCTAGCCATAATCCTCTTTTGCCCTTTGAGTTAAGGTAATTTAATATTTATTTAATTTTTTATGAATTTGCAATAATATTTTGGAGCGGTAGGGTCGGAGTCGCACCGCCTTTACAATAATGGTACTATTGCACTATGCTCTAGCTACCGCAT